TCACCATCCCACGCTTAATGGCTTGGTGAGAGAGCGAGAAGGCATCAGCGTAGTGGCTACTCCAATCATGCACCGGCACGTCCTTGATCGTGACGCCATCGCGCTCCTCCTTGGCGTGATAGGCATCGAGCGCCTCTAGCCCATCGGCACATCCAGACTCATTGATCGAGATGCGAGGGAACGCATCGTTGCCAAGGTTGATGCCATCCCACACGCTGTTCTGTCGCGGCACAGCGCAGACGCCAGTTAGCCCGCTGCGACCCAGCGCCTCCTGCCAGAGTCCTCCGACCTCCGCTGCGGCGTCATGGGGAATGAAGTGACCACCGTAGCCATACTGGCGATCCTTGAGCCGTGCTGCCCAGTCTGCGGGCGTAGCGCACTCATCACTCCCGCTCAATGCCTCGATGTAATTGATGCGGTCACCGACCATCTGCCAGACCCAGACCTTCTGGTTGAGTGGAGCGCCGACATCCCAGCTTGTGTAGACCGGCAGTTCCTTGAACCAGAGGATGTCATTGGTCACCCGCTTCTCAGCGCGGGCCTTTTCGAGTGACCGCACATAGATCGCCCCCGGACGTCCCACATTGAAACTGCACTCGTACTCTTGTTGATAGGCATTCTCCGTGGTCCCCTTGCGGATGTCATCGAGTTCGGCGGCAGGAATGATCCCCGACTCGCTGGCTCGTTGCATGAGGGAGAACCACTCGCTGTCCGCGCAGGCGCGATTCCACTGCTTCCAGAAGAGATTCCTGCCCTTCGGCGTTCCAACCCATGTCGCCCATCCATTGTAGTCGGTGAGCGTAGGTCGAATGACAGAATCCCATGCCGCTGGGTCAAGGTCGGCTGCTTCGTCCATAACCACGCCATCCAAATAAATTCCGCGCATGCGCTCGAAAGCTTCGCCAGAGTAGAGGCGAATCGTAGCTTGGTTGTGGAAGGTGATCGCGAGATCGGCCTTGTTGATGACCACTCCGGGTATCTGCGAGGTAAACTGGACGAGATATTTCCACGCGATGTCCTTGGCCTGCTCGCGGGTCGGCGCGACATAGGCGTAGCGGAGCGGTGGCCCGCTGCGCTTATGCTGGAGCGCCTTGACGATGAGGTCTTGGATGCAAACAAACGACTTCCCAGCGCGGCGATGAAGCACCATCACGGCCCAGCGTTGCGTGCGGTGGAGGTAGCTCGCGAGTTGCGGGCGCGGGACGATGGAGATGTTAATTTTGGCCACCGATGGTTAAATTTATTTCCAACGCACCGACGATGTCGAGCTTCTCTGGTTCATTCCATCCCATCGCCTTCGCCAGCATCTCGCCGTACTTCGCGCAGGTTGCCGATTCGGGGGGCATTTCCATGAAGCGGTCGCGGAGGGTTTCAAGGTAAGTCTCTCGCTTGTAGGTCATCTTGGATTCCACCTTGGAGCGGAGTTCTTCCACTCTCTTAGTGATATCAGCATTTTTCAGTAATTTCTCACCGCTCTGTCCTGCTCCATTTTCGGAGTAACCGGCACGGATATAGGCTTGAGTTATTGAGAGACCGCTCGCATAGGCTTGGCAGAACGCTTCTTGTTTGGGGTTGATCTTCATGTTCGTTCGGTATCAGTCAAAACGAGTCTTGACAAGATTCGTCTTCCCCCTTTTATAATCCCCACTGCTGCGCGTTATTTGGATGGTCGTTTTTTCTTCGGCCTTCGTTTTGCACTTGGCTTGGCGGAACGTGATTTCGATGGTTTCCGGGTCGTCGTCTTCGATGAGGTGAGCGTAGCGGAGTTGGTCGATGAGAGGCTTGCAACCGCCTGCATAATTGTCGGCATCGAGGAGTCGCACGGCATGCCTCGTAATGATGAGAGCAGTGCGAGGCGTGCGCGTTTTTTCTCCTTTTGGAGGAGGGTCCAATGCTGGCCGAGCAGCCGGTTGAGGCTTGGGGTTGTGTAACCCGGCAGTTGTAGTGTGAGAATATGATCCATCTGGGTTTGGTTTGTATCCGAGCTTTTCGAGTTGATCATGTGTCCAGTTCACTGCGCCTCCCTTTTAATCACATCGAGGATGCCCTTGAGCAACCTCACTTCCTCCACCGCTTGGTCGCGCTCTTCCTTTACTCGCATTGCCGCCAATAGAATGCCCTCGTAATCGGTTGCTTTTAACGCTCGCTTTGCGTCTTCGATGGTTGTTATCGCCTCGTCGCGCTGGTTGCAGATTTTGTTGATGGCCAGCATATGCTCGGTTGCCTCCGTTGCGTGCTTTTCCATCGCCTCGTCGCGCTCGCGCTCGAGCTGCTCTGCCCATTCCGTTGGAACGACATGGTTGCCGCGAGCGATGTCATCTGTTTGTGGTGTTTTCATATATTTAAAACATGGGGCCATTTCGTCGCATGGCTTCGATTTTGCGGCGCTCTGGCGTTGCTTGCCAGAAGCGAGCGCAGGCTTCGTTGATCTCGCCTTCGAGGAGCGCCCACCACCGGTCGAGGCGGTCGGAGCCGCAGGATTCTGTCCCTGCGGCCCCTTGGCAGACGATCTCCCGATTAGAACGAGATTTCTTCTTCATTGCGGGCGATTTTGAGGCGTTCGTTGAGGGTGGCGATGCGGTCTGGAGCAAGGGTTTCCGCAGCACCTTCCAGCGGGTTGATCCACTTGATCTTGAATCTGGCCTCGCCGTTGTATTCCTCGGCCTCCACCGTGATTTTGCACCTCTGGTTGAGGAATGGGGACTTGCCAGAGGAGAGCGAGGCGATGTCCCACTCGCGGCCAAACGCCTCGTCAAGGGTCTTCGCCGTCCGTGTTGCCGCCTTCTCCGAGAGCCATCCCTGCCAGACGATTTCGCGTCCATGCTGGTCGCTCGCCGGATCGTCAATGAGGAGCGGGAGACGGATGAAGTCCGTGCCGGTCTTCGTCTTGCCGAGCCATCCGTTGCCGGGTTGCTTCACCTTGGCAATGAATTTGCCTGCCGAGGTGACGTATTTACTTTGTTCTGCGAGTTCGTGTGTTGTCATTTTGTTTGGTTGTTTATGTTGGGGAGATTGGTATCAGTCAAAACTTTGTTATTGGGCTTCGATTTCAGATATCATGGCCGCAAGTTGGCCTGCCGTGAGTTCGCACGCCCGGCGAATCACAATTTTTTTCCCGCGCAATTTGTAAAGCGACTCTGGTTGCTCTAATGTTTTGCGGGTATCCTCAAGGCTGCGCTTGTCCTCTATCCATGCCCGCTGCGCTCCCATGGACCGTATCTGATCTCCATCGAAAAGCTGTCGGCATTGGGATGTCGTTAGGTTTTCCACGCCGACTTTCAGTATGTTTGTTTCTTTTCCTTCGATAACCAGCAGGTCAAGCGAGGATTCCACAGCCCGCTTTTGCTCACTATATGGAAGTCGCACAAGATGCTTTGCCGCCGGGTAATCAGCGACAAGTAAACGAGGAAGGAGTTGCTTGCGTCCTAATTGCTCAAATCGGGTCACGATGTCCTCGGTGAGAAACTCTGACGTTTGCGCGATGCCGGCAATAGTCAACTCTTGTTCATCGAGAAGCTGGACCACAATTTCACCGGCTTTATTCCAACACTCGATGCCTTGGGTAATGAGGGCAACGAATTCGGATATTTTTTGGTTTTTATTTTCAATATGCATATTTTTGTTTTTGTTGTTTGAGATGTTTGAATGCTCCTGCGAGTTTGAAGAAGTTCTTGGTTTGTTCTGATATGGGTTTGACGCTTTTAATAAGCTTCTTAAGTTGCCTTGACAGCGATTTGACTATCAATGATTTATCTTGCTTGGTGTTGTCATATAGAAACTTGCGAGGGTCTTCACCCCATATTTCTTCACCATATGAGCAGAGCTTTTTTAAAAGTGATCCAGATAAAAATGCCGTGTTGCACATTTTCTGTTTCCTGTAGAAGAACGAGTCGTTATCCATATACCAAATTGGAGTTATTTCTGGATTAGGCATTTGTTTAAAAAGCCACGCCCTTTTTGAGTAAACAACCTGTTCAATTTCACGATACCGCCAAACCGTTGCTGTTTTTGGGTCTATGTATACTGGATTTTCAACAACCACCTCAACAATAGATATTTCAGTTATCTTCCCACGGTGATCTGCAACCCATTCCCGTTTTGAAAAATCTTTCAACTTCATTTCTCCATCCCACCGACCCCATCCGGTAGTTTTCCTCCATTTTTTTTTGTCGGCGCTTGCGATATACTCTATTGGCATGTCATGCCGAAAAGAAGGGAATGGCGGGCCTCCATATCCCCACGCTCCTTCAGAACGCATGTACCCGCATTCCTTATGCGTTTCTGCATCCAATAAAAGATGGTCGAAATGAACCCAAGTTTTTGCAAAACGGGGTGTTAAAATAAGCTTTACTTTCATGTATTTATAATATTCGTAAACTCCGATAACCGCCGGAGGATCGGCTCGCCCCTGTCGGACGAGAGCATTTTTCTGAGGTCACCCTTGGCGGCATTCGCCGTCCAGATGATGGGCAGTTCGTGAGAGGATCGGTGTTCAAGGAGGTCGAAGAGTTCCAACTCGCTGCGCTCGGTCATCTTCTGCTTGCCGAGGTCATCGAGGAGCAGCACTTTGGTGCGGCGGCAGCGGGCGAGCGTGTCCTCGGCCAGCGCCTTGGATTGGTTGTCATCATGCCACTGGTCCGCGCACGCTTTGGCGAAGGACGTTGACGTGATCCCGAATACGCGAAGCCCGCTGAAATGCAGACGCTTGAGCAGTATCCATGCCGCTCTGGTCTTGCCGCATCCCGCTGGGCCGATGAGTCCCATACCAGCTGGATTATACTGCCATGCCTCGCATTCGCGCAGGAAGGTGCTTGGAATGCGTCCGAGGTCGCTTTGGCGGTAGAGTGGTGGACATAGGGCATGGAATGCCTCCTGCCGCCTCTCCTGCTCTTCTGCGGCCTGCTCCTCGCGGAGCTTCTCGGAATGCCGAGCGAGGCAGTCCTCGCACAGCACTCGGAGGTTCGGGAAGTAGCGTGACACGTTCTCGTCTGGTAGCGGGACCGACTCGAAACATTCCTCGCTCGCACAGGGTTGGTAGGTGGTCACCATTGCTCTACCTCCTCGACCTTGGCTGGGGCCAATGCCGGTTCCACCTTGTTGAGCCAGCCGATGACAAACATCCGGGTCTTCTTGCGTCCGGGGCGGGCGAGAAGCCATGCATCCATCTTGCGAGACTCGGCCTCGACATCGATGTTGGGGTAGTGCCTCCGCATCTCTGCCCAGAACTCCTCATCGAGAAGATAGGATTTTTTCGGAGCGCCTACTTCTTCTTTAGAAGAAGTATTAGAAGTAGAAGTAGAAGTAGAAGTAGAAGAGCCATTTTTAGCCATTGGCTGATTGATGGCTGAGCTAATAGCTGAGCCATTGGCTGAGCTATGCCCATTTACAGCACCTGTATTCTCTCTCATTCCGCTTTCCCATCGCAGTTTAGCTCCACGCTTTCCGCTCACCGATCTCTCTTCGCGGTATTGATCCTGCTTCAATTTTTCCTCCACCAAGCGTTGATGAATAAGTTTCGAGGAATCGCTTGGGTGCGGTTGGAATAGCTGAAGGCATGGCTCAACGATGGCTAAGTCATGGCAACCGCATAGCTGAGCTATGGCTGAGCTATCAGCGGGAATCCACTCCTCTCGCCAGCAGTAGCAGAGAAGTTCCATGTAAAGCCCCCGCGATGCCCAAGGCAGCATGCGGATTCGCATATCAGCCAGCCAGTCGCCGGGGTAGAATTGAAATGCTGGGCGCTTAGTCATAATGAATACTCCGCGACCCGCTTGCCCGTGGTTGTCTTAATCTTGCGCTCAGTGATCGGCCAACCCGCCTTGCGAAGCTCGCAGACGCGAGCCGCCAGCCGGAAGCAACCGAATAGGTTCAGCGCATCAATCGCCGTCACCCGGTGACCGCCGCGCAGGTATCCCAGTATCTGGTTCGCCTGCGTAGGTCTGGAGTGACCGAAATCTAGTTCTGGTTGCGTCATATTACGCCTCCCACTCTTTTAAGCGCACGTTCTGGCGAGTAGCCTACCGCCACCAGAGCATCCACGATTTCCTCGTTCGTCGGGGTGCTGCCGCCGTACTCTTTGACGGCGCGATTGAAGACCCCGAACCCCCGCTTGATCGCATCAGCCATGGTATGGAGCGAGACGAAGTCCCACCACACGATCCGCCTAGCAGCAGACTGAACGTGATCTGGGACGACTGCAAAGGCCTCCACCCACGCCTGCCCATCGCGCCCCCGCAACTCCTTCTCTTCTGGCCAGAGCGATCTCATTTGAGCGCCCTCGCTTTCTTGTCCTCGACGAGCTTGACGATATCGCCCTTTCGTTGGGCATGCTGTTCCTGCACCGGCAGTCTCATCTTCTCATTCCATTCGCGGAACGCCTTGCCGCCCATGTCGCCGCCCATCGCGGTCACCAAATCATCGAGTCCGCTCTTGCCTGCCACCGCTGCCGACACGATTGCGATCCGGTCGAAGTACTCGCTGCCGTTCTGGTGCTGAATCTTCCATCCGGGTAGCGACCCGCCATCGAGCAGCAGTTGCTTTGCCGCATCGCGGAGAGGCTTGAGAAACTCCTTCTCCCAAATTTGAAAATCTTTTAGAATTCGTGCTGCGCGATCTGGATTGCCCAAGACCTCATTCAGCACCTCGGCCAGAGATGTCGCTGTTTTTGGGTACTCCACCACCGCCAGCGTCCGCACCACCGGATCGACCATCTGTTGGCATGTGTTCTTCTTCACGCACCATGAGCAGTACTCATTCGCGCAAGGCAGTCGGTTCGGATCGTTCGCTTTATCCACGATCCCCTTAACCCATTGCTCGGCCTCCTCGTAGGTGTAGGTGTAGTGAACAACCTCCTGCTGGTCACAGAACAGCAACACGCACTCCCAAGTGTCGGTGAAGGTGCGAGCCATGTTGCCCAAGGCGTATGCCGCCTGCTGCTTATGATACGAGCGTGGCTGGCCCGACTTGAGGTCCATGGAAAGGCAAAGCGCCTCGACCCGCGCATCCTCCGTGCCGACATGGGAGAGGTGCGGAGTCACAACCTTGAGTTGCGACTCATCGCTGATGATCGGATGACCCTGCGCCAAATCCTTGGCAGTCGTGACCGCCCACATGACCGAGTCCTGCTCCAAGTCGGAGAGCGCCAAAAATGGCTGGCGCTCGCCCATGAGAAGACCCCGGAAGGCCAAGTCCATACGAGTCCCACGCTCTGCCGCTGGGCCAGAGACGGGGTTGGATTCAAAACAAGGACAGAGATCGAGCTTGTCGAGAGCAGAGTGTCTGATGGCGCTCATTATGCGACCTCCTTAACCTTGATAGCGGCCTTTAAAAATCCGGTTGGGTTAGCCAAAACGCGATTGCGATAAACCCCTGCCGGAATGTCACGGAAAGTTTGCCCCTCAGTGATCTCCCCCTCGGACAAAAGGTACGCATTCACCTTCGCTTCATGCTCGAAAATGCCCTTCTCCAACTCGTCCGCCCATGAGGTATCATTTGATACCACCTCAGCCTCGATTGTCGCAGGAACTGCAACAGGCTCGACTACCACAACCGGCGCTTGGATGACCTGCTCGACCTTCACTGAGCGTGGCGCTGTTCTAGGCGCATCAAACTCGCCAACCTCCTCCGGGGTGTACATTCCTTGAAGTACTCCGGGATAGACTGCGCGGACCCCCTCCGAGATCACCCGCGCCCGCAGCATCTGACGGGGAAACTTCTTGTAGTTGTCCTTGCCTGTTAATCCTGCCTCCTTCGCCCGTGGCATATCCCAATCCACGGTCAAAGAACCACCCTGCGGATGGATGAATGTCGCGCTCACTTTTTCATTCGTATGGTCGTGCCACTCGACCTTCCCACCGGCCTGCTGGAACCGAGCAAGCATGGCATCGCTCTTCAAGGCCGGACGACCTTGGATCACATGGTATTGACTGAATACCGTGGCTGGGTGTTTGCCCTCCGATTGCGCGATCAGCATCAGCGCGAGCGCCTCAGTTGGTTTTTTGATTCCGAAGAAGTTCGACTCAACGCCGATCTTCGCCATCTCCTGCATTTCCGTTAACGGAATGTTGACTTGTGCTAGTTGTGTATTATTACTCATGTTGTTATTACTGCGTTCTTGTGGTTGTGACTTGACCCCGTTGGCTTGCCCGCCTTCGGGGTCGTTTTCTTGTGGTGAGGACGATCAGTCCTCGAAATCTTCAAATTCTCTCCACCGGCGTTTGCGCTCGGCGTGCCGTCGATACCTCGCGAGAATGTCTGCCTGTCCCAAGCGGTAGCTCGCATAGCAGGAGCCGAGGGTGAGGACTGCGAGAGCGAGGCCAAACGTGGCGCTCATTTCGAAACCCTCCATGCGACCGCGACCAATGCGAGTGCCGGTCCCACGGAGACAAGGAAATCAAGGAAATAGCCGATGGATCGGCAGACGTAGGCGGGGTCGCTCACTTCGCCCTCCTGTTCGTTGTCGCCCGGCGCTTCGCCATCCACCATTGATCCAAGGAGGGCTTGAGGATCGACCATCCTCCGCGATTTCCACGGGGTTTCTCAGCCGTGAAATCTCCATTTCGGCAAAACTCACGGATCGTGAATTCAGAGTAGCCCGTGTACTGCGCGGCATCTGTTACGGAGATCATCATTTGCACTTGGCCTCCTTCTGCATCTGGCGAACAGCCCGTGCTATGAGCCGAGAGATCGGCATTCCATCTTCCCTTTTAGATTCTTTCCTCAAGAAGACCAAGAGGTCCGCCGGAAGACTGATGCTTGTTTTTTCGTATGTCGCTTGCACTGCTCAATCGGTAGCAATTGGTAGCAATGCGTGGCAATGTATTTTTTAAAAAAGTTTCAATGGGGTGTTTACCTACTGCATTTTTTAAATTGACACCCGCATAGATACTCAGTCTGCGGGCGAAAATAAATTGTTGCACGAAGTAGCATTCGGTATTACTCTGTAATCCATGAGTGCGAATAAACAGAAAGTTTCCGTTTCTCTTTCTCCAGAAATGCTGGAATGGCTGAAGAGCGCAGCCGATCTAGAAACGCAAGAAACCGGCGAGGATGTCAGTGTCTCGCGACTTGTAGCCCGTGCAGTAAAGGCGATGCAGGGAAAGTCCGAGAGGAGTGTTGGTGCGGTGATCAGTCCAGCCTCCGAGAATTCCGTTACTGGGCGATCAATTCGAGCGAAGAAGCCCTCCCGAAAGGCTGGCTAGGAAAAGTTATCGATTTAACCATAAGCGAAGACCCCTCGTATCCAGATACTTACCCAGACAAA